GGATACTTCCTCGGCGATTTCCTCGGCTTAGCAACTTGTCCCAACGCCCCGCCCGTTGGTGACGCCCGACGCATTGCCGTAGGTGATTTCTTCGGCGGCTTTGGCGAATTCCTCGGCGGCGATTTCTTCGGCGGCGATTTCTTCGGCGGCTTTGGCGAATTCCTCGGCGGCGATTTCTTCGGCGGCGATAATTTCTTCGCTGGTCTCTTTGCCATAATCAATATCCCGTATTACAATCGCGTTGTTGAATAGCAGTATTGCCGCCAAAAACCACCCCCGTCGCAAAACGCTAAGAAGGTGCCGTTGGTAGGCAGCGTCGTGCCGAAGTCTGCCCCGCCGGGTATGGCTAGTGTGACATTGCCGCCGCTGACATTGCTGACTGCTACACCTTCACCGCTGGCAAACCCAGTGGCGGGGAAAGTTAAAGTTATACCGGACGTGACGATAAGAATGTTAGTGCCGATAGTGCTAGTGCTTATTACATGGCTGCCTCCGAGGACAGCCTGCCCGTTAGATTGCACACCCGGATGGTTCGACAAATCCGCAAACGAACCAGATGTGGCGACGGTTGCCAAGCCGGAAACGTCTGCCGCCGGAACACTCGCAGCCGCTGTAAACACAGACGTGCCAGCACCTTTCACATAGCCGGTCAGCGTGGTGGCGCCAGTGCCGCCGTTGGCAACAGGTAGGGTGCCAGTCACCTGGCTGGTGAGGTTAACGCCCGACAGCGTGCCGCCTAACGTCAGGGAGCCGCTGCTGGTCACTGTTCCGGTGAGCGTGATGCCGTTTACCGTCCCAGTACTGCCAACGCTAGTAACCGTTCCGGCGAACTGGTCGGTAGAGTTTATAGTGATTGCGCCAGTGCCGTTGGTAATGCTGATATTCGTTCCAGCCGTTAGGGTGGCTTTAGCCAGCGTGTTGCCAGTGGTATTGCCAATCAGCAGTTGGCCGCTGGTATAGGATGTCTGCCCAGTGCCGCCGTTGGCTACGGGGAGCGTTCCAGTCACTTGGCTTGTGAGGCTAACGCCCGACAGCGTGCCGCCTAACGTCAGGGAGCCGCTTGTCGTCACTGTGCCAGTCAGGGTGATGCCATTTACCGTCCCAGTGCTGCCAACGCTAGTAACCGTTCCTGATAACCCAGTCAGAACCCCGCCTGATAGCGTCAGGCCACCAGCAATGCTGATCTCCTCCGCCGCGCCTGCGCTGCCTGTGGTGCGCCCTAATAGGCGGCTGGTAGCCATTGTAAGGCCGCTGGCCGTATAAGCGCTAGGCGCGACATAATCAGTGCCTGCGGATGCGGCTGAGATAGCGGTGCCGTTGCCCTTGAGGACGCCACTGATCGACGTGGACAGAGTAATAGCCGGTGTGGCGGTGGCAGTCGCAACCGTCCCAGCGAACCCGTTAGCGGAGACAACGGAAACGCTCGTTACCGTGCCGCCACTGCCGGTTGCAGAGATAGTTATTGAACCCGCGCCATTGACGATAGATACGCCGCTGCCTGAAGTTAAGGTGGCTTTAGACAGCGTGTTGCCGGTGGTTTTGCCGATCAGAAGCTGGCCGTTGGTATAGCTGGTCTGCCCTGTGCCGCCGTTGGCAACAGGGAGCGTTCCCGTTATTTGGCTTGTGAGGCTAACGCCCGACAAAGCGCCACCTAGCGTTAGATTGCCGCTTGTCGTCACTGTGCCGGTAAGGGTGATGCCGTTGACCGTGCCTGTGCCACCGACGCTAGTAACCGAGCCAGAACCTTTGCCGTTGAACGTCGTCCAGTCTGCGGCTGTTAGCGCGCCTCGGCTAGCAGCAGATGCTGTGCCGCCGAAATACGTCATATGATCCACCACTCGGTGCCATCACAGTGGATGGTCAGGCTGTCGTATTGGGCCGAGATAACCTGCGTGGTTGCGCCGTCGATTGTTTCTGCGCCCGCGCCGTCAATCGTGACCACGCCGCCACTGATGTCGATTGCCTTGGTGGTCAGAAACAGCCCGCTTGACGCTGACACAGCGGGGAGGGTGACTGTCACCGCTCCGCCGCTGGCATCAACCAGTATCGTGTAGTCAGTCGAGAGGGCAGCCCCACTGGCGGTGATCGTCCTGACCGACCGAAGGGCACCTGACGAAACATCGCCGAACGTCGGGATGTCCGCAGAAAGACCCGTCCCTATCGCTCTGATGGCGAAGTCAAAAGCCCCCACCTTTTCAAGCACACCCACAGAGCTTGGGCCTACCGCGTGTATGCCCTGAAGCGCGGTGTTCTTCCACCGCCACTCATCTCTGGTGCGGTTTGAGGTCACGCGATGGCTTTCTCGTGCTTGGCCTGCCACTGCATCGCCGTTGCCTTGTTCTGGTGTCCTGAAGAAAGGACAGTCTTGTCCGACTTGCGGATGACTCTGAACTTGTCAGCGACGCCGCCCCACTTGACGAAGCTCGACAGGTCGCGCTCCTCAGTGACATCATCCTCAAGATCGATGATGCGCAAGACCTGAACCTTCACGTAGCCGATGCCGGTGCTCCGAACGAGAAGCTCTGCAATCCAGCCCTCGCTCTCGGGGCTGACGATGATCCAGTCCATCCGCCGAAGTTTGCTGGCAACGTGGACCCAGAAGTCTGGCCGAGCGATGTCGTTGGTGGTTGCCTCCTCGCCTACCACTGCCATCCAGCGGGTGCAGTAGTGCTCTGCGTTCTGCAGTGAGCTTGGTGAAAGCTGCTTCTGCCCGATGGCTGGAGCTTCGTCTTCAATCGGTTCGGTCTTCATAGCTGTCTGCGTCATGTCTGCCTCCAAAAAGGGCGGGCCGTTATGACCCGCCCTAAAAGGTAACGTATGACGGCGCTTTTGTCTACGCGCCGACCTAGTCGCTGTCGGTCTGCGTGATCGTAGTCAGATCGTTGAGATCGGTCGTGCCGTCCCCAGTCGCGCTGACCTGATGCATCGTGGTGATGACCGGAGAAGCGTCAGTGTCCGTGACGAAGATTACGTCGCCGACAGCAAGGCCAAGAGAGCCGCCGTCGGTGATGTAGTTCGCCGCGTCAACAGCCGAGGCGGTGTCGGTGCTGGAATAGGTCCAGATACTGACGCCGCTACCGCCGATGCCTTGAACGACCAGCTTAGGGGGGAGTGAGGTTGCATATGCCATTAGTAGGGTTCCTTATTATTCAGCAACATAAGCTGACCCGTCGTGGTTCATAACCACAACACCGCTGTTCTGGAGAAGGACGGAGCCCATATCTATGGAGCAACGCGCCCACGAGTAGGCCTGTTCTTCGTCATAGCCGACCGCGCTATCGAGGTCCGCCGTGTTGACCGCGTGGCCGATGGCGGAGCGATGGAACATGAAGCACTTCTCAGCGCTCGTGCCCTTGCCTGTGAGATTGGGATGGACGATCCAGTAGACGTTGTTCCAATAGATCAACATCGGCTTCTGGAGCGGAATCCCGTTCTCGTAAGGCTTCCCGTTGACGTAATCGGCAGAAGCGAACTCGGTCGCCTGCATCAGGTACGCATAGAACGCAGGGCTGATGATGCCGAAAATCTGGCCGTCATAAGGAACATCGTTGTTGCCGAGGATGGTCAGCGAACGCATGACGAGATCGACCGAAGCCGTCGCCGCCGTGCCGGTGTCCTGAGTTCCCGTCGCGAGGATGGTCAGGATGTCGCTGTCGATCTTGCGGTTGACCACACCCATAGTCGTCTGCTGCATGACGCGACGCTGGTCGCCCTGCGATGCAAAGATGTTGAAGTTGGTCTTCTGCACAAGGTCGTGCCATTCAGCGAGAGTGGCGCTCGACTGGGTGAGGTTGTCGTTGCGTGACGGGATCAAGCCGTTGACGCCGCGAGTTACGGCAGTGGCAGAACCACTGTCAGCGACGAGGAACGTGGCAGTGTTGCCCTTGATAACCGCTTCGGTCGTGACGGCAGTGCGAAGCAGGGTCTGGTTCTGCTCGAAGCCCTGAATGAACTCCTGCCGGTATTGGGTTTGAAATGCTGTAGCAGCCATGATGGCCTCCATAAAAAAACTGTGGGCTTTTTCACAGTGGCACTGAGCGGAGTATGAGACCGGACCCTTGGGCTGGGTCTCACGAAGCCTTGCGCGGCTGTTAGTGTGGAGACTTGTAACAGAGCGGCGGGGTAGCGTCAAATCAGCCGATCAGACCCCGAATGGCACCATCACGGAAAACGGCGCGAAATGAGTGGGTTGAACTAATCATCAAAGTGTGGTACAATAGCCACGCGGCTGGGGAAGTCCTAGTCGTGAATAACGCTCTTTGAAAAGGTGAATAGACATGAAAACGGCAGAAAAAGCTGAGTGCATTACTGTGCCTGAGTTCTTGGCATATGTTTCTATTGGTGCTGGCGGCTCTTGGGGTCGCGCAACGACTCCCGAAGAGGCTATACGAAAGTGCGAGCAATCGCTCTACGATTGGAAAGGCCACTATGATCTCGACGGCGAGAAGGTAAAGTACGGCCTTTTCGATGCCGCAGGTCACGACAAAATCCTTATGGGAGGCGGCGTGCCCCGCGACGAAGACACCAAAGAAGAGATACCCTTCCTCCGCGTTGAGGAGCGGGTCATCAACTTCCCGAAGCATTACGAACTCCCGCTCTGGGATGACGATGCCTACGACGAAGATGACAAAGATGTAATGTATGTCTTCTACCGCTCACCGACTGATGCGATAGAGGCTGCTAGGATAGCCCGCCTCAACCTTGAGGCATCCAAGTGGTGGGGAAACACCACAGATCGCTTCGAACGCTTCGGGGTGATCGAGGTGACGACTAACGCCAAGGGTAGGAGGGTTCACAGGGTCAGCGTTACTGGCCTCTGACAAAGAAATGGCCGGGGAGTTGCGTCCCCGGCCTGCTCTTTGAAAGCTGTTCATGTCTAGACCACAACAAAGGTTCCGTCAAATCACTGCAGCATGTTCATAGGTCCGGCTTGGTCATGCGTCCCCCGACCGCTTGGCCACCAGCATGGCATAGCCAGCGATGTCCCGCCAAGAATCTATATGGTCCGGGTCGCCATTCAGGATGCGCCCAATCTTCGTCGCCATCATCTCGAGCGCTTCTTTCATGTCTGGTTCGAGCATTGCCCAATTCGGGCTTCGCCGCATCGCAGCCTTGATGTTCTGAGCGATGATCGCGTTGTCCTCAAACTCGCCATATCGGGTTCCGCGTTTTTCCAGAATTTCATCTATTTCCATCTCTAAATTTCCCTTCGGCTTCCGGGCATGGGGTAGGTGGTGGGGGTGGGTTCAGCAAGGGTCATCCTCCCCCACTTTCCCCACCTTCCCCACCACACTTTGAAGGGTGGGGGACTGGGCCGATGATCGCGAATATCTGATCCCTGCATCGGTGTGGCGCGAACAGGTTTGGAACGGTTTTAACGTCAAAC